TATATTACGATTCGCTTAGAAAAAAGAAAGTAACATTTGAGGAGTTAGACGATATCGAGTTAATAGATGAGGAGTACTATGAGCAGGATATTACTAAGGAGGTCGATGCTATTCTAAGATGGTATAATAGCTCAGGAGATAACGTTAGCGAAAATGAATACTACAGAAAGATATTTGAGGAGGTCTTTATAGAAAAAAAATCAGTATCGGAGCTGAGTAGAGAAAGCAAAATAACGTATTGGAGTTTAAGAAACGCAGTAAAAATTATTAGGAAACAAATACAGGATTTAATATGACGACACCTATGCACTATCAAACAGAGTCCAGGATCGATGTGATAGACTTCTGCAAAATGTACAATATGAACTTTAATAGAGGGAATATAGTAAAGTACTTATCTAGAGCAGGAAAGAAAGACAACGAGCTAGACGATTTAAGAAAGGCTTTAAACTATCTAACAAGAGAGATAGAATACTTTGAGAAACAACAGGAGGAATGGATCAATAACAATAAATAATATTTAAAATGAAAGAGGTAGTAGATTTATTTTATTTAAAGAAAGTTAGGAGAGATTACGGGGATGAGCCTTATTTGCAATGTATCTATCATAACGGAGTAGATACTAAGGTTGTAGCTGTAAGATACGGAGAAGAAATTAAAACTATTCTATATGAAGTTAGGAGATAAGGTAGAGCTTATTTTAAAGCTCACAGGGATACATTATTTAGTTAAGTGGATGAGTAAGTTATTCGAGGTAGATTGTGGCTGTGATGGTCGCAAAGAGCGTTTAAATAATATATATAGAAATGGAAAGAAATGATTACTTAGCCTGGTACGATTTTATAAATAAGAAAGGCAATACGATAGACCATAGCGAGTATATGCTAGTGATGGAATTACACGCAAAGTATTTTAATCATAAGCTAAAAAAGCTATGTAAGTGCAAGGGATCAGCAGTACAGAAATATATAGACGAAATTAACGAGGTATTTGAAAAAAGTCCTAAGCCAAAAATTAGATGATACAAAAAATAAAAGATTGGGAGTTAGCTACTATTAGAATATTAAATTTAGACGGATGGGAGTTAGAGCCGAGTAAGGAGTTTGATTGCTACGATGCGATAGGAAAGACACCAAAGGGAGTAAATTGCGTAATAGAAATGAAATTCAGGAACGACTACTACGAGACTAAGATGCTAGAGGTAGATAAGTATAATCGATTAATGGCTATTCCTGACTGTGTAAAGATCTATTTTGTAAACGATGCTAAGGGCAATTATATGTATTGGCTAGATAGTTTAGAGATGCCAGAGCCTAGTTGGATAAAAGCTCCTAAGACTACGATGTGGAATAACAAAAATGTAAGCAAAAATGTTTATATGCTGCACGAAAATAAAGCAACTATAATTAATAGGTATTAACGTACCTATTTTTTTTTGATATTTTTTTATATTTTATTTGGTTATTAAAAATCTTTTAGTATCTTTGTACCTTTATAACAATTAAAACAAAGAAAAATGAAAACATTATTTGCAGTATTATCGGCTAGTATCGTAATGAGTACGGATAATTTATTTGTCGGTATAGGGTTTGGATCAGTAGTAGTTTATTTTTTATTTAAAGAGGTAAGAAATGCTAACTAAGGATACGTGGTATTACGTCCTAAATGAGATCAGGGAGTTTGCCAAAACAGATAAAGAGTTAACTCACATAAACTTAGAGATTAAGATTAGAAAGAGTTACTATAACCATAAGAAAATAAGTACAGTAAAACTAAATTTAACTACAGATGATTAGAACACTAGACGGGAAAGAATGGGATAAGCAGGAGTTACTCGATAATATGTACGAGGATGAATTCTATTATGGATATTTAGGAAAGAATGCTTTTAGCAGCTCAGCTTTAAAGTTATTATTAGATAGTCCTAAGACGTATAAATTTGTAACTCAATATGGGAACTCAGAGAGTCAGGCGTTAAGAGATGGAAAACTATTTCATACTTTGATCCTGGAGCCGAATAAATTAGAGGAGATACATTTTGTTGACGTAGATAGTAAGAATACAAAGACGTATAAAGATGCTGTTAAGGAGCATAAAATAGTATTCACAAAGAAAGAGCTTAGAGATGCTGAGAGATTAGCAGATGCGATATATAAGAATGAAGACGCGAGAAGTTTATTAGTTAAGTCTGAGTTTGAGATACCGGAGGTAGGTATGTTATATGGATATCCTTTCAGAGCTAAGGCTGATATATTAAAGCCAGGAGCGATAGTAGATTTAAAAACAACTACAGACGTAAATAACTTTAACCTATCGGCTAAGAAGTATAGATATGCTTTACAGGTTTTTATCTACTGTCAGTTATTTAATATCGAGTATAAGGACTTTACTTTTCTTTGCGTAGATAAGTCTAATTTAGATTTGGGTATATTCCAATGCTCACAGGATTTTTACTTTCAGGGAGAGGAGATGCTAGAGAGATCTTTAAGTATTTATAAGACTTACTTTGAAACAGAGGGAACGGATTTAAACGATTATATAATACGAGGTACACTATGACACCAAAAGAGAAAGCAAAAGAGTTAGTAAAAAAGTATCTTTTAAAAATAAAGATAGATACTAGAACAGTAGGAGAATCAGACGTAATTATATCAAATGGAGAGATAAGAATAGAAACAGCTAAGCACTGTGCATTAATAGCAGTTGATGAATTGATAATAGAAAAAAACAAATGGGAAAACGGTAGCTTTTACACTTCTAAATATTGGGATTACGTTAAACAAGAAATAGAAAAACTATGAATATAAACAATAACAAAGGAGAGTCTTTATGGGAGAACTTAGGACTAGACTCTAAGTTTATGGATGACCTAGACGATAAGTTTAACGAGGCTGTTTTTAGAGCTATGCAGGTAGAATATAAGACAGAGATAGTAGAGCATATCCTGGAGAACTTTAGCTATAACGAGTTAGTGATTATAGCTGCTAAATATGTAGATGAGGTTTGTATTAAATATTTGAGAAATGAGTAACTTACAGAGAATACAAAGAGTAATGAACTTCTATTATAAAAGAGGTTGCAATAAAGAATCAGTAAATAGATTGTATTATAAAATACTAAAGGAAAAATTTAATAAGATATGAAAACAGCTATACAAGAATTATTTAGTCAGTTAGAAATTGAACATCCGAATTTATTTAATACAAATACTTTAGAGGGTAGACAGTTTATAAATGATTATTATAAGTTTTTTGAATTAGAAAAACAACAGATTATTGATGCTTATTATAAAGGTATCCAAGAACAAACACAAAGAGGTTTATTTAAAAATCCTGAAATAACAGAGCCTGAACAATACTACAACGAAACATTTAAATGTATATGCAATTAGATATAATTTAAATATTTAGTACTATTTTATATTCAAAAACGTATAACTAAAAAAAAGATATGAGTGATTTTACAATGTGTAACGGAGATAATTGCGATCTAGCTAGTACCTGTTATAGATATAAAGCAGAGCCTAGTATGTATAGACAGAGCTATTTTGTAGAGAGTCCGATAGAGAATGGACAATGTGATTATTATTGGGAAGTAAATGAAGACAGTTAATAGTATTTCAGGAGGTAAAACCTCAGCATATATTGCAAAACATTTTCCGGCAGATATAAATATATTTTCCTTAGTTAGAATAGAGGACAGAGATAACCTTTGGATGAAAGGTAAAGACGAAAAAACAAGGCAGTTAATCTCTGACAAATTAGGAACTGAGTTTATAGGTACTGCTGAGATGGACGAGATAATATATACGATATTAGATTTAGAGCAATATATAGGTAGTGAGGTAACCTGGATAACCGGAAAGACTTTTGAGGAAGTAATAAAGTTGAAAGGTAATTATTTACCAAATAAGATGGTTAGATTTTGTACTGTAGAAATGAAGATAAAACCGATCTTTAATTGGTTAAAAGAAAATACAGATCTACCAGTAGAGATGCGAATAGGATTTAGACCAAACGAGATTAAACGTGCAGAGGCAGTATTAGCTAAAGCAGACGAAACAGGACTAGAATATTTTGAAACAGTAATAGGTAAAAAAGGAAGTCAAAACAAATGGGGTAAAGTAGCTTATAGATATTGTAAGTTTCCGTTAATAGAAAACAATATAAGCAAAGATAGTATATATAACTATTGGAATGATAAGCCTGTTAGGTTTGCGTATAGAAATAACTGCGTAGGATGCGTTAATAGACAGCCTTTAATGATATCGCATATGGCGTCAAAGGACCTGGATAAGGTTAAATGGTTTGAGAAACAGGAAATAAAAACAGGGAATAAATTTTTGTCAGACGTTAGCTTTAGTCAAATATTAAATTTCGGAATACAGAATACTTTTTTTGACGATGACTTTAACGAATGCGATTCGGGATTTTGTGGAATATAAATAATAAAGAAAAATGAATTTAATAAAGAAAGTAACTATCGAGAAAATGAATGCTGATAAGTATGACTTAGTAGCAAAGAGAATAATAAAAGAAACAGGAGTAAATATCTTTGATAAGAGGAGAACGTTAGAGATAGTAGATGCTAGAGCAATGGCTTGTTATATTTATAATAAGTATTACGGAGGTACTTTACACGGTATATCTAGATACTTCAACTCTAAGGGAAAGAGATTCGATCATAGTACGGTATATTATAATATAAACCTATTCGATCAGGAAGTAAAAGAAAGGAGAAAGGATTTAACTAATAACCTTATGTATTATGTAGGTAAGATAGACGGATCAACTAGCTTAAATATCATACTAGATACAGTCTTAACAGATGAGGACCAGGAGCGTATTATAAGCGTAGTAAACCGATTAGCTTTAAAATACCAAAATAGAAACGTTATATAAGATGAGAGTAACAGATAATATAGAAATAACAAACGAGGATAATATGCTTTTAATGGCTCGTTATCCTGATAACTATTTTGATTTAGCAATAGTAGACCCACCTTATGGTATTGAAAGAGGTGGACAAACAGAAACTTTTACAAAGAATCCAAAACATAAAAGAAAACTGCACAAACAAAAAGAATGGGATAATGAAATACCTAATAAAGAATATTTTAATGAATTAGTAAGGGTATCTAAAAACCAAATTATATGGGGAGCTAATTATTTTGTAGAGCATTTGACAAAAGGAACAATGGGTTGGATATTTTGGTATAAAGGTCAAGAGGGTTTAAGTATGAGCGATGGAGAAATTGCATATAGTAGTTTTCAAAAAGCTACAAGGCAAGTAAATATCAATAGAGGTTTAATTGCTCAGCAAGGAGGAAGTATACATCCAACACAAAAACCTACTAAATTATATAAATGGATTTTAGAAAATTACGCAAAACAAGGAGATAAGATTTTAGATACGCACTTAGGATCTGGCAGTATAGCTATAGCTTGTCACGATTATGGATTTGAATTGACAGCCTGTGAGCTAGATAAAGAGTATTACGATAAAGCGATACAGAGAATTATAAACCATACAAACCAACAAAAGTTATTTTAAAAAATGAAAGTAGCAATTAGAGAAATTAAACCAAACACTAACAACCCTAGATTTATAAAAGACGATAAGTTTAGGAAGTTAGTAAAATCTATCAAAGAATTCCCAGAGATGCTAGAACTACGTCCTATAGTAGTAGATAGCGATATGGTAGTCTTAGGAGGCAATATGCGATTAAAAGCCTGTATAGAGGCAGGACTAACAGAAGTACCTATCTTAGTAGCTGATCAGTTAACCGAAGAGCAAAAGAAAGAATTTATCGTAAAAGATAACGTAGGCTTTGGAGAGTGGGATTGGGATCTATTGGCTAACGAGTGGGATACTGATTTATTAGAGGAGTGGGGTTTGGATTTGAATATAGATGTTGAGCAGGATGAGTCGTTTGCTACCGACGTAACTGTTACTTTAAAAATGAATAACGAATATCTAGACGAACTTAAAGAAGACCTAGACAAACTACTAGCCAAACACACAAATATAATAGTTAAAATAAAGTAAAATGAATGTACAAAATTCAACACTAAAAAAGGCAATGATCGAGGCACTAGAAAAATCTTTGTGCGTGGTTACTACAGCCTGTAAGCAGGTGGGTATAGATAGAGGTACGCATTACAACTGGCTAAAGAATGATCCTGAGTATGCAGACCAAGTCAAGAATTTAGAGAATATAGTTTTAGATTTTGCAGAGAGTCAATTACATAAGCAAATAAAAGACGGTAATACTACAGCTACAATTTTCTTATTAAAGACTAAAGGCAAAGGAAGAGGATATATAGAGAGACAGGAAGTGGTTACTGATTCAGATAATTTCTTTAAAGTCGAGATCGTAGATGGAGATAAAGACTAACGTCGTATTTAAACACCTTAATAGCTCAGATAAGAGGATAACTATAGAGCAAGGAGGTACAAGGTCCGGAAAGACTTATAACATCCTTATATGGCTTATATTCGGGTATTGTGCTAATAACAAAGGTAAAGTAGTTACGGTTGCTAGAAAGACGTACCCTGCTTTACGTACTTCTGCTATGAGGGATTTCTTTGAGATACTTAGAAATAATAACTTATACTCAGAGGAGCATCATAATAAGTCAAACTCAGAATACTATCTAAATGGAAACCTTATAGAGTTTATCAGTTTGGATCAACCTACAAAGGTAAGAGGTAGAAAGAGAGATTTGCTTTACGTTAATGAGGCGAATGAGTTATTTTGGGAGGATTGGCAGCAGTTAGTATTTAGAACAAAAGATAAAATTATAATAGACTATAACCCGTCAGATGAGTTTCATTGGATATATGATAAGGTTAAAACGAGAGAGGATGCTGATTTTTATATTACAACGTATAGAGACAACCCTTTCTTAGAGCCGGAGATAAAAAAAGAGATAGAGAGATTAAGAGATACAGACGAGAACTATTGGCAAGTTTACGGATTGGGACAAACAGGTCAGAGTAAGTCTTTAATCTTTAGAATAAACGAGGTCCAGGATATACCTAAGGATGCTAAGTTACTAGCTAAGGGGATGGACTTTGGATTCACAAATGATCCTACTACTCTAGTAGCTGTATATCAGTCAGGAGATAACTTATATTTTGATGAGCTGTTATATGAAACAGGACTAACCAATAGCGATATATCAAATAAATTTCGAGAGTTAGGATTCGATAAGAGAGATGAGATATATGCAGACGATGCAGAGCCTAAAAGTATAGAGGAACTTTACCGTATGGGATGGAATATAAAAGAGGCTAAAAAGAAAGAGGTAAATTTAGGTATCGATATAATGAAACGATATAAGCTGCACTGTACTACGAACTCAGTCAATATGATAAAGGAGTTTAAGAATTATAAATGGATAGAGGACAAGAACGGAAACGTACTAAATAAGCCTGTCGATATGTTTAACCATAGTATCGATGCTATTAGATATGTATGTTATAATAAAATGAGTAGACCAAATTATGGAAGATACGCAATTCGATAAATTAAAACAGGAGTATATAGAGATGAGAAAATCAACTCAGTTTACTGCTACCTTTTTTTATAAGTATTACACCTATAAAGGAGGAGATCTAGATTTTAGTAATTTTAATAACGTATTTAGGTTAGGAAGTCTACACGATATCCTGGAGTATCTAGATAAGGTATTCGGTTTGGATAAGGTATTTGATAAGGATGGAAACCTAGTCAAAATAATATTCTAAAAAAAAATAAAAAATTGTTTGGTTATTAAAATATTGTTTATATCTTTGTCGTATAATTAAAACATAAAGATATGATAACTAAAGAACAGATTGCAGAATTAGAGAGAGACGTAGTAGTAGCTCAGTTAGATTTATTGATTAGCTTAGCAGAGGCTAGAAGTAATACCTACGATATGAACAAATTACAAAGTATTAAGGAATACGTTTTAAATTGGGAGTTATGCTAATTACATTCAGAGGCGAAGAGCTAGAGATAGAGTACAACTTAATAGGAGATTATATACCTACTAGCTGTACTTCGGTAGGAGAGTACCCAGAGATAGAGTTAGATGCTGTTTATTTCGGAGATTGTAATATAATACCAATTCTAAGGATAGAGGATTTGGAAGAGATTAAAGAAATAATTATAGATCAGCTGTATGGTTAGAGACGAGAGATTTAATGCTATGAAGTGGTGCTTTGATAATAACATAAAAATATATCCGGTTACAGATTTGAAAGCTCCTACTTATTACGGAGGTAAGATTAAGGTACAGAAAGTAAACATAGAGATTAACAATAGAGGAAAGATTAGCTTAGATAAAAAATGGTACACACAGGAAGAGGTAACAGATAAGATAATCGAATACTATAAATATTATTACGATGGAAGAGTACAGTAGTTGCTGTGGTGCAGAGAGACACCATATATGGTCAGACCTTTGCTCAGATTGTTTAGAGCATTTTTCAGAGGAATAAATAGAGTTAGTTTAAAATTGGTTAACAGGATGTGAGATCAGCAATCCTCCCAATTACACATCGCAAGGAGGTAGTTAGCTAAATTAAGGCAGTCAGAAATGGCTGCTTTTTTTTTGTTCACAAAGCAGATAGCCGAAACGTTATATAATAAAATACCAATGAAAGTAAATATTAAAATTCCTAACGATCTATCAGAAATTACTTTAGAGCAATACCAGAAGTATATTAAGATCT